TGAGTGCTGTTTTGATTGTGGCAAGATCAGGTAGTGGCATACTATCTCCAAGTTTGAAAAGGTTCGGGGGGATTTCTCCCCCCTTACCCAGAAAGGAAAGAAAGAGGGTTTAGGTTGCAGCGTCAGCAATCAATGAGAATGCTTCAAGTTGAGTTGCCTTGGAATCAAGACGACTGTAAGCATACATGTTGGTTGTTGCTGTAGCAGCAGCGGTGTATGGATCAACAAGAACATTCATGCCGCTACGATCAAAGATTTCAAAGAAGTTGAAATCTGCAAAGGTAACGAATGGTTTGTTTGCACCAGCGGTTGTGTTGTAGAATGGTGAGATGTAAACTGGACGACCCATGAGAACACCGAGAACACCTTCACGAAGATCGCCTGTGTCGCTGAGTTTGTAGAGATATTCGTTTGCAGTTGAAGTTGTCTTGAGTTTACGAACTGTCTTGAGAACATTATCACTCATGACCCATGAACCGTTTGCACGGTATTGAGGTTGAAGACCGAAGTAGCAATCAACGATATCATCACCATCAATAGCAGTAAGAGCAGTGCCTGTAGCAGCAAGACGAGTGACATTTCCTGCGTTTACAGCAGCAACAGCAGCAACAAACTGACTAGTTCCCATACCTTGTGGTTGAGAAGAGTTGGTTCCGTTGCAGAAGTAGTTCTCATGCGCTCTACCCATGCTTGTTGCAACCTTAGAAGCAACATAGTCAAGGATTCCACCTACGCCACCATTACCTGAAAGTGCGTCTTCAAGGAACTCGTTAGAGAGAACAACCTTGGTTTGGAACTTATAAGGCATGACATCAATAAGTGAACCGAATGTTGGATCAGATGGAGATGACATAGCAGTAGATTCAAGAACAAGTTCAGTTGTTGGAAGTGCTGCTTCGATTGTGATTCTCTTTTGACCGTCGATGCGAGTTACCTTTGAAATACGACGAACAACATTTTCCATATAAAGTTTTTGACGAATCACTTCATCAAAGTTTACTGGAATAGCAGCAACATCGTTATTGAATGTTCCAACAGTCATAGCACGAACTTCTGAACCGTCGAAGTTGGTTGATTGAAGAGAACGAAGTTCAGCATTGTCACCATTAGCGAGTGCCTTGATGAATCTACGACCCCAATCTTCCTTGCGATCACCAAGGGTTCCAACGGACTTGCCACGGGTGTCGAAGAGAGGAGTGTTGTCTGCTTTATCAAGTTTGCTACGGGTTGCTTCACGCTGAATTTGTGCTTCTACAGCATCAAGGTCTGCTTCGATCTTAGCGCAGCGTTCCTTGTAGATGCCATTAGCATCAGCATCGAAGTTGTTTGCGTGGTTCTTTGATTCGACTTCCCACTTGTCGATTGTATTACGAAGTTCGGTTGTGAGAGCATTACGCTTCTCAAAAAGATTATTTTCCATTACTTTAGTCTCCTGCGGAGTAGTTTGATCCGCTTGTTGTTAATATCTGTCATGACGCTACGAAGTTGTGAATGAGTCTGTGGGTAGGCAGCGTCTACAACTACCGAGATCTCATATATCTTTCCTTTTTCTACATTTCTGAGATTTCCACCTTCATCCCAACTCTCTTTTGAAGTTGAGAATCCGAAAGACATCTCACCTGTCAATACACCTTTGTTCATCAACTCACGAATATCGTTTCCTAGAGTTGTGTCAGGGATGTCTGCTTCAAATCGAATACCTTTTTCATCTTCAAACAAACGAAGACTGCCACCGTTCTGACGAGCAAGTGGCATAGAGGTATCATGATTAAAGTAAAGTTTCACATCGTGGTCTGCTGATGGAGTGACATCAAAAGCACCACGCTTGATAATCTCTGTAAACTTTCTACCACGCTCGTAAATAGTCTTCGAACGGGTATTGAAGAGGACTGCGTATCCACTCAGAGTTCTATTATCTCTATTTATAATATCAGATGATTTGCGATGTTCCATTTATCAACTCCTGTAGTGGTGTGTGACTTGCCATATAGCAAGCGACTTCATACGCTCTTATAGGTGATTTTGCGTGACCCTCCATAGTATTGCAGTTCAAACAAATAACACCTCGTAGTTTGCCTGTATTATGGTCATGGTCTTGACATTTTGATGTTTTTGGCATTGCTCCTCTTGGATTTGTTCTGTTTGGAGCAAACTCAACACCGCAGATTTCACAATGAGTTGCTGTATTATATTTTACCCATTCTTCTTCTGTTGCTTTGTATCTTGATTTGAAATCCGCTCGTCGGCAGTTTAAACGATATATTGGGCAATGTTTATTCTTTTCTCTATATGTTTTTGATGCTGTTTTACACATTTGGAACACCCCCAACATCACCAGAAGCAACTTTACCACTCGTATCATTACCAAGATTGGTTTGACCACCTCCCTGACCAAGATTTTTAGCAGTAAAGAAGACATCTCCACCATCTACAGGTTCGTAATCAATAAACTCTCTTGCCTCATTTTGAGTCAGAAGACCTGCTTCTACACCCGTTCTAAGTGCTGCAAATGTCTCTGCAAGCGATGGACGAATGATGAAATCGGTGTCGAAGAGTGGTTCTTCGTTGAGTTTGAGCATAAATTCACTCTTCCATGCTTCAAACCAATGGGAAAGGCAAGCATCAAGGTATGCTCTACCCATCCATTCAAGAGAACCATACACACTACCACTTGTTTCTGCCAAATATGCTGTTGGAACACCATAAATGCGAGAAACATCACTAATGCTATATTTTCTTGCTTGTTCTAGGTCAGCAGCAACACTTGTGCTACTAATCTTTTCAATTTTTACATTTTCAGCAAGAACAATCGGTTTACCCGCATTCTTACCTGTGTGATTCTTCAAATAATCATTTACGATTGCTTGACGAGCAGCAGCATTGAGTTGAGCGGGGTGAATAAATGCCATATTTGGCATTCCACCGTTCTCTGCGTTCTTTTGAATGTTGTTTTCTTGGTTCAATCCAATCACAATCGCTGTTTTGCACAGTTGGATTGGACTGTTTGCCCACAATCCTTCAATCGGACTTGCCTTGATGTGAAGGATATTTTCAGGTGTTAGTGAACCATATTCTGTTGTTTTGTAGATTGGAGTGGGTGATGTAACATCAAGAGTAACAGATCCAATGGCAAGTGGAACAAGTTCATATATTTCCCCATTGCGTTTACGGTTGATAAGAGCAAAAGCATTACCATAAAGTAATGCTTGCATCGTCATTTGTCTGCGGAAATCGTATCCACTTTGATATCTGTTGGGTCTTTCCCAAATGCGCTCTAGAGATGGTGAAGAGAAGTCAGCAGGAGTTCTAGCAATATCATTTGAGATAAGGTTTACAGCACGATATACAGGTGTAAAGTGAAGAGCAGAAGCAGGACCGATGAATGGTATTACTTCATTATTTGTAAAGACTTCAAATGGAGTAGGGACGAGTGGATAATACCCTGTCGGATATCCAAACCACCCTCTGACTGATTCTGCTATGTTGTTTAGTAATCCCATTTATACTCCGTTGTTTTTCATAAACTCTTCTTCTTCGTATACACTTGCGCTCTTTCCACCCCAAACATGGAGTGCCATGATTCCTGCTACAAGTGGATCTATGATTGCGTGTTCTCTAGGTTTCACAGGTCGTATATTTCCTACGATATCACGCTTTGCTACTGCTTCCGCACATGCACGACGCATGACGGGATCATCACCAAACACTATTTGTTTAGCAAACCAATAGTTCTGCCATAACTGACACCCTGGGGCAAATACACTTGCGCTCATTCTGTATTTTTGGATCGGAACACCGTCCGTGAGTAGTTGTTCAGCGAGGTATGTTGAGTTCCAAGGGTCAAGACCGAGTGAACGAAGATCATAGTGTTGTCGTGCTTCGTTTATGGCAACTCGGATTTGTTCGTAATCTATCTCTCGTCCCGCAGAAAGTTCTAGTTTATTTTCTGCTGCCCATGTGCGAACAGGGATGCGATAGTCAAGTTCTCGTTGTGCTAGTCCCTCTCTTGGGAACCAATAGCGTCCTTTGATGTATACTCGACCATCATCAAGTGGGAATGCAAGCACAAATGCTGTCATGTCACCTGTTTTGGATAGATCTAATCCACCGTAGCATGGTCGTTTTGCAAGGAAGTCTTCTGTAATGGTCTTATCAACCATCTTATCCCAATCCTGCATCTCCAACCAACCACCTGTGTTCTCATCCATACGAGAAGCGTGGTAGCGACAGAACTCGCTGCGTCCCATAGGACTTTGCCTCATCGTATTCCATGATCGACGCAAACTTTGTATATCAGGTTGTCCATAAGGCAACCCTGGGTTTGCTTTTACCCATGTAGATTCATCTTCAAGGGCATCTTCTTTGTCTAATCCATACAACATGGCAAAGAAAGTATCATCAGTTGTTTCGTTTGTAAGAATGCTTTCTGCTGTTCTTACCATCTCATAGTAGTGATTTTCGGGATTATACCCTGGGGTCGTTGTGATAAGAAGGGTGCTTTCTTTACGCTTACCAAGTGCTGTAATGAGTTTTGTAAGCACTCTACCCTTGAACTCGCTTGCTTCATCGGCAACTGCAAAGGATAAAGTCTTACCATCAAGCGACTTCTCCATAGCAGGAAGCGCATCCATATCACAATCACGCTCACGGGATGTAATGTTGCCATAGTGAACAACAAAATCATGATCATTTTCATTTAATCTTTCTACCATTGTCTTTGCGGTAGTGAGAATGATCTCTGCTTGATCGTAGTTGTTTGCTAGGATGTGAACTCGTTTACCCATGCCACTAAACATGTCGTAAAGGCACAATCCTGCTGCTGTGGATGACTTTCCTGCTCCACGGGCGATCTGAACAATGGCAATCTTGAATCTGCGTGTCTTGGATTCAGTCCATTTCCAACACATTATGTTAGAATATGTATAAAGTTGCCAATCTTGGAGAACAAAGGGTTTACCCGACCACTCTCCAACAAGTGACAATCTGAGAAAATGTTGATTGAGTTTGTATGCTTCATCCCAATCAAAGTAGATATCGCTGCGTTCAAGATCGTTCTCAAAGCGTTTGGCAGCGGCATAGATCCACTTATTTGCTACAACTTTACCTGAGATTACACCCTCGTTGTAAGCAAGTATGCGCTGTTTTACTTTCTCACGCAGATCTTCTTCTGATGGGGGTTGTTCTGTCTCATTTGTCATTTGAAATATTGGTAACACTTGTGAAGGGGACACCACAACCCGCAAAGTTCATAAATCTTACCCCCCCACCCTGAGTGGTGTCACTCTCGCACTCGGAACCACCGTTGAGTCCCGCTGGAGTATTAAAATAATATCTGTAAAAATCTGCGTTGGTTGTGAAGGGGATATACTTCTCTTCTACTTTCATTTCTTTCTTCCTTTCAAATACTCTCGTATCTGTGTGATATGTTCTAAATCAATAATATTATTTATAATATCTTTACACCTATCACAAACAATGTTATTTCCATCCCAATGCTTTGTTCCCTCATGTTTACTAGCACAGCAATCACATACCTTGCTGTCTATCCAATGAAAGAAGTCATCATCACTCTTCTCAGGAAACACCGTGCGGAACCAATGGTATTTGCCACCTTGCGGGTCATCATCGTGACTAAGGATACTACGCATATTCTTATCATGGTTTGGATTATGTGGAAATATATTATGCATTTCCATCTCCCATCTTATGTTCTTTCTTATGGCAATCATGGCATAGTGTCATTAGATTACGCCAATCGTATATTAGTTCAGGATGTGTATGTCTAGGTTTGATATGGTGGACTTCTTGACCTAACAGTTTACATTTGGCACAGTATGGAAAATAACGCAAATACTCATTTCTCACTCTGCTCCATTCCCATCCTAGATGTGTTCCTTGTCTTCGTTGCCTATCTGCTTTGGATAGGAATGTCTTACATTTCTTCTTCCATTTAGGGTTGAAATCGGGAATACTCATGGTCCAAAGATCTTATAGCAAATATATCCTACTACACAGGCATTACCTAGCAACCATGTAGTATTGTTCCACCATTCAACAAATGCTTTACCTATTAGTTTGAGTGGAATCTCTCCAATGTCATTTAGGATTTCTTTCATCTTTCTTTCCTTTCTCGTAGTTTCTATTCTGAACACCATTTGCTACCCTGCCTGATAGTGCCAAGTAGTATGCGTCAACGATATCATTTATAGGACTTACTGGTTTATCGGTTGGTTTACGATTGAATACTTTGGCAATGTCGTAATCAGGATTATCTTGATAGAAAGCATCCTTCATGGCACTCTTATCAGCATTTCCTTTATTTGTCGCACAACGCTTGATGCTTGTGGGTGTGTAAAGGTCATATCCAATATTATGTTTGTGTAGAAAATATTTTAATATTCCCATATTCTCTGCTAATGCTGTAAGACTACGATGCTTTGAATATGCGTAATCTTCGATTGCTACTTGCTTGATATCCTCTGCTTCTAGGATTCTGATTACCCATTCTGCGATTGTCTCATAACGCTCGGCATCGTTTGCCCATGTCCCAAAGACTTCACCACTTATGTTTCCCTCATTTACAGCATATTTATTTTTATTTGTAAGGTAA